GGCGTGAAGACAGTCTCTATCACTTGGAGTGCCAACGTCGCGATCAAGGGCATCGCGTTTGCCATTATTGATGATGTCGCGAGTGGAGCGGCCAATGACTCTGCGAATAATACCGGCGACACTGTGACGACAAATCCGTCAGTGACTCTCAATAACACCGCAGCCGCTTGGAGTGTGGTATTCTTGATGGTTGATGATACCGATTCCCCATCAGCGACTGGTGTCGCCACGATCAAGCGATCAGACTTGACGGTTGACGAACTCAAGATGATGGCAGTCTTGTGTGCGAATAGGACTACTACTGGCTCACACTCTCTTGGTGCCGATTACGGTGCAAACTCTAAGACGTGGGTAGCTGGTGGTGCGACCTTCCTGAAGAATTAGTGTGGTTCAAAAATAGCATAGAACCTCCGAATACAACGTGGGAGTTGATCTAGATGGCAATCCAAGACGATTTCACAATCGATTACGTCAATCGTCGTATCACCTACACCACAGCCTTCGTTGACGACCGCCCACCGAACATCTACACGGTCAACGAGCTTTATTCGTGGTTGCAGGATACGTTCGACGAACCGGCACAGATGGACGACCCCATCCCGATGTCGGCACAGACTCCCACGCAGTATACCTTCCTGTACCCGTGGTTCATCGACAACGAGTCGGTCAAAGCCCTGTACGGCGGTTCGATTCAGACGTCCGGTTGGACCAAATCTGGCTCGACTGGTATCACCGCATTGCGGTGGCAAGATACGCCAGCCGATGCTCCAACGGATTCGGATATTGGCGTCACCCTTACTGGTACATCAACGGCGACCGGTGTCCTGCTCAAGACGGATGCCACACGGCAAGTTGCGTGGGTCCGGAATACTTCAGCGACCCAATTCACCAACAGTGACGCCGTTACCGGAACCGGTGTGAGCTTCAGCACAATGGCAGAAGCTGGTTTCCAGACGGGCGAGAACATCTGGGCCAATCTCTTCTCTGTTGGTTCGAAAGCCGTCACGACCGAGATCTACATTGGCCAAGAAGACGACTACCTTGGTGGCACAGCTTACCACGACGCTGACGCCGACTCCAAGTATGAGCGTCGTATCGAGAAAATCGACGAGTGGTGGGACGTTGACGTTGACTTCTTCACCGGGTCTCCGAACCTCTTGGGTGGTGCAGGTCACTTTGATGTGCTCGTGCTGACCCAAGAGATGGGATCTACGATTGACGGCTCCCGGCTTGCCGTTTTCGCCCGCGAATTCGGAAGGGTTTACACTTCGTTCGAATTGGTTGGTGGTGTTGGTAACTTCGTTGTGCCGTTCGCCTCGACCGGTGCCGACTTGAACTCTGCAGATGGCCCTTACAGCGTTACGTTCAGCGGTAGGACCGGCAACGACCTCGAAATCGGTGACGTTCTCGAAAACGACACTGGCACGACTCCGGTTGGACGATTACGTGCTGTCGTGACGGCGGTTACTGGTGGTGCTTCCTCGACGGGTAGCTTCGAATTCTACTTGATTGGTGAAAACGAGCCACTGACGACTACCGACCGAACGTTGAAGCAGCTTGCGAACACCGACGATTTGACGGTTCGCGGTGATACTACAGCACTTACGGTGAGCGGTGCTCCCACTCAAGTGGCGAGCGGTCCTGCCGATGATCAAGGTATCACGATCACCTTCGATGATGCTCAGTACGACATCGACGAAGACTCGACGAATGAACAGTATGCGTGCACGATCGATTGCAATAACGTGCCTCTCGCAAGTGTTTACAAGTACATGATGTTCCTGACGTGTCGTGGTAACCAAGATGGTACCACCCCCGATACCCAGGATACCTTGCTACCATCTGGTCATGCGTCGTTAGATGAAGCCGGTGAGTTTTATCGGGCTGTCGGCGACGTTGTTATCGAATGGAATGCTCGTGCTGGAAGTGGTATCTCCGAGGGCCAATTGGTCAAGGGTTCGATCTCAGGTGCTTACGGTGTTGTGACATCAGCAACGGAAGACACGAACGGTATCGGCGTTCTCACTCAGGTGAAGGGTACATTCCAGACTAGCGATGTGGTTTCGGATATCGATGATGGCGTGACAAATACAGTCACCCTGGATACTGCTCCAGTGTCGATCACGGATAACACGGGTGCACCATTTGGGACCTTTGCTGGTGGTCGTTGGTTCTTGGCTCAGGGCGTGGTTCTGATCAATGTTCCTGCTGCCGACGCGAACAACTGGGAAACTTCGGATCTTGGTGGAAACCGTGTTGTTCCGCCCGCCGTTCGCTCGATCACTTTTGCTGGTCTTGTTGTCAACGACCGTGCTGCATTGTTCGAAGTTGGTACGGCTGGTGGCGATGATATCGTGAAGAACCAAAATGGTGTGTCGGGTACGGCAGCCGTTGGTGCCACGTCCTTCACGCTTGATTCAACAGTCGCTTTGGACGTTCCGACTTCCGGTTGGGTGCGGATTGTTGACACCAGCGACGCGGCTAATGGTACCGAATTCCGATATGAGTATTCGTCGGTCTCAGGCACCACGGTAACACTCCGGAGCGGTGCGAACTTGTCAGGGACAGCTACGTCTCTTGGTTCGTCTACGTTGCTTAATGATACTGGTGCATTTGCGAGTTTCGGTACTGATGGTCATCCGAAGACTGGTATGGAGATCAGAAACACTACTGACCTCTCAAATGCTGTTATCCTTCGAAAGGTAAGCGACGATCAGATTGAGACGACGCCACTTACTGGTGGTACCGACCAGACGTGGGCTGCGAGTGATGGTTGGACTGCTAATGCGATCGTGGTCGCTCTTGCCGCCGACGATACAGTTTACTTCCCATTCATCGACGATGTTGTGGTGTCTGGCACCACTCTGACCGCCACCATCAAGTACGTAGCTGATACGGACCTGATCGCTCGTGCGAGGTTCTCAGATCCTGATGTTGGTGGTCAGCGGATTCTTCCATTCGAACTCCGTAATGTCACACTCACGGATGCTGACCTCACAGTCACGGCGATTCGCACAGATGATACCATTGCGAGTTAGTAGCCCGGTGATTGTATGGTTAGAATCGTTCGGCTTAGTGACAAAGTATCCGCTCGAATCGAAGGTGAAGATCCGCTAGATAATCTAGATCTAACAGATCTTGCAGCCTCTCTGGCTCAGCATCTCCAAGCAGCGAGCAACTATCGCGAAGATGCTCGCGTATTTGCTGAACGTGCGAACGTCGAAAAGCGAAAAGCTGCGGAGATGCGTGCTCTTATCGAAGAAGTGCGTGCTCGAAGGGATAATCCACCGGCTAAAAAGAGCCGAATGGACCCGCTAGACTCGTACGACGAGCATGCTTTAGCGGCTCAGGCCGGTCAGCACGATAGGAATGCTGATAAGTTCACTAGGGATTCATCGGAATATACGGCAAAGGCAGAAAGGGAACAAAGATTATCTGACGAGACGCAACGCCTGATCAGTCAGGTCCAAAAGAGGCAGAAACAGAGGTGATGAATGGCAAGTCGCTCAGATATCACGGTCCTCTGGAATCTAAGCCCAAGACTGGTCAAAATTGCGGCACCAAGCACTGAAATAACCATTCAGGACTTGCACGATACACTTCGTGATATCGAAGATGAACCGGCTAATCTGATATACCCTGACCTCATCTCCTCTGCCGGTAAAGAAGACCTTGGTGGCGGTGTCTCTGTCGGCCTCACCTCTACCCTCCAAAACGCTCAAATCATGTTCGAGCGTCGTACCGTGCTCCTGGAGTCCGGTACCGTCACAACTGCCGATTCCGGGGATCGGGCGATTCAACTGATCGATTCTGCGGCTGATTTTGTCAGTGCTGGAGTAAAGAGATCGGATATTGTTCTCAACATCGACGATGGCTCATTCAGTGAAGTCTTGACGGTCGATAGTCCAACACAATTGACAGTCCTCAAGCCGACCGGTGGCAACGAGAATGACTTTGACGTCGGCGAGAATTATGAAGTCTACCTGATGGAGGCTTGTTCTGTCTCTGGCGGTAACTTGGTCGCTACTGATGATATTGGCAACACCATTGAGCCGGTATTCCCAACTTTCGGCACACGTGTACGAACGACGTCATCTTCGTCAGCCACTCTCCAGGAATTGGCTGACATTCAATACTCCAGCTTCAATGGCGGCATCACGGTTGATCTGACTAGTCCGTACGCAGGAGTCAGCTATCCCAATGGTACCCCTCGCCAGCCGGTGAATAATCTTACCGACGCCGTTGCTATTGCGGTGGAACGGGGTTTCACGACCCTATTCATCATAGGGAATCTACTTTTGGATTCGAGTACCCCGGCTCTCGATGGTTACAATATTATTGGTGAGTCTGCCAGCAAATCAGCTTTTCAGATCGAATCAATTGCGAATGTTGTCAATGCGGAGTTCTCGAATGCTACGATTAACGGCACACTTGATGGAGGCAATGTTCTAACCAATTGTGCCCTGAACACCGTGAACTTCGTAGACGGGTTCGTTACACAATGCGTGCTAAATGGAACGATAACCTTATCGACAATCGGGGACGCACATTTTCTGGATTGTTGGAGCGGCATCCCAGGACTCTCGACACCCACAATCGACTTCGCCGGGGCGGGGTCGGGGCTGGCGATGCGGAATTACAACGGGGGAATAACCCTCCGCAACAAAACCGGTACGGAATCGGTAAGCGTAGACCTAAACAGCGGCCAAGTGATCCTGGAAAACGACGTCGCAGCCGGAACGATCGTCCTCCGGGGCGTCGGCGTGTGGTCAAACAAAGACCTGTACGCGGGAACGGCGAACGTGGTAGACCAACTGATGTCTAACCAAGCGATCGTCGATACGCTGGACGCCAATCTGTATGATGGGGTTGCGTTCGAAGATATCATGCAGGACTTGATGGCGATGGCGAGTGGCAAAATCGTTGAGAGTCCCGCAGGAACATTCACCTTCTTTGAGCGGGACAACAACGAACCGAGATTCGTCCTCATCAAGACAGGAAATGAGAGACAGCGAGCGTAGGATGAGTAATGCTTACCGAGATATCCACATTTGGATGGTTCAAGGACAGTGCACCTGACCCAGACCTATTGGCTATCTCGACGTTCGGCTGGTATTTCATAGCAATTGAAGGAGATGGGCGAGTCGGAGTCTTCCGAGAACTTGGTGACTTATTTGACGGCGGTATGTGGGGATAATTATGGCAACGGTAGTCGCCAAGAATACGATCCAGACGGACATAAGCTCCGAAACCGTCGTCCTCACGTATCTCTACACCGGAGAGGACCCCATCTATCTGGTTCCCCGCGTCGATGTGGATGGAATCGTCGGCGGAGCCCAATACGTCCTCTCTGTCCGGATCTCCAACGACATAATGACCCCAGTCTCGGCGGTCGAGGTTCCAAGCGGCCAAACCACGGCTGTCTTGATGGGCCGTCACCCTATCGCTATCGAGTCTAATGAGCAGGTAGAAATTATAGTCCAGGGACAACCGCTCGATACGAGTGTAGTTGTCACAGCGACTCTCTTCGATTCCACACCTGTAAGTTCGGAAGATCTGAACGAGATTCTGGAACAAATACAGAATCTCAATATCGTTGCCGTTAAGGAGCGGGTAGTCCTTGGTCCGTGCCAGCAAGGGGCTACTGAATCTCCTATCGTCTGTAAGCCTTCTGTGGTATCACCTTCGGTGGCCCCAGCACAGCGAACAGTGAAGGATGTGCCCCAAGTGATACCGAGAACGCCTCTGGCTGATGACTAATTGGCAAAGATAATTGTAAACAAACACCGCAGCAAAGGTGAACTGCCATGGCTAAATGGGTACCCTTCACAATGCACGTCCGGATTGTTCCGGATCACGGCTCTGGACAGCTTAAGAGTAAGCGGTTCGAGAACTGGCGTGACATGCAGAAGATCGCCACTCTCATGTTCGACTCGCTCGAAAACCTCTCTCAAATTAACGTCGCGGAGCCGGGCGGCGGGCAACACCAATCCTTCGGCGGTACAGGCCGAGGTGGAATGAGCGGGTTGACTCGCGGTATGGCGGCGAAGCCGCAGATGGGCGAAACCCCGGCCCAAGTGCAAATCACCGGGTTCTGGGATAGTGCGACGAAGAACAACCAGCCGCACCCCGAACACCAACGAATTTCGGGCGGCGAGATCTTTGAAGGTCCGGCCCCCGCAATTCCTTGGGACCAGAATCCCACAACGGCAGTTGACGGGATGGTGACGGCCTTGAAGAACACGGTGGAGGCCGCCTTTGGCACGGACCTACCAAGCGGTGTGACGTTCAGCATTTTCCGGATCGACATGTCTGGCGTCATTTACGGCGACAGGGGTTACCACTTCCCGCGATGAAAGTAACGAAGGAAGATTTACTAAGGATCAGAGAAATAGCTGCTGAGAAAGGCAGCGAACTCACGCCACAACAAGTAATCGACCTTTTGAGGAAAGCAAAGCCGGGCATTGAGATTATTGACGAGCCCGGTTTGGTGACATGGTTGAAAGAACATGGCAATACTAGCACCAGCAGACGTCCCATCGATTCTTAAGCTCCGTTCGGAGCCGATGAAGAAGTATGTGCTGACTCAGCTAGGCCATCCTGTCACCGAAGTGGAAATGACCGAGGACCAATGGGAGACAATTTGGAGAGTCAGCGGCGACTTCATCTCTTCCTATTTCCCACGTGAACAGAAATTGGCCCTCTTCTGGACCAGCCCACTCCAGAACACCTACCCGCTTCCGGAAGACGCTTACTGGGTACAAGAAGTCAACTGGGACCCAGTGACCACTCGCATTGATGATGTTTTCGGTGCTGAGTCATTTCTATTCAACATTGGTAACATCTCCGGAATCCAAAACATTCTCACGGACTACCACCTTCTGCAAGCGTATCGCAAGTTCTCCCAGAAGATTCTGGGGACAGAAGGACACTGGGAAGTCCTCAATGAGGGCACCAGTAATGTCGAAAGTGACTCGCTGAGTGCCAAAGATCAACTGATTCGATTATACCCGACGCCAAAAGGTGCTTTCCCGGTCGTTGTCCTCTACATTCCTGTCATTACACATTTCCGCAGCCCTCAAGCTCGGAAGGTGTGCTATGATATGATGCTTGCGGAAGCCAAATGCGTTCTGGGCCACTCCCGCCGCAAAGTTGCCGGTATGCCCACTCCAGATGGCGGCTCGATCAGCTACGATGGTTCGGATCTCGTCCAGGAGGGCGAGAAGATGAAGGCCGAAATCATCGAGAATGCGATCAAGCTTGGCGAGCCGATGGGACTATGGCTGTGGTAGGAGCTTAATATGACCCTCAACCAAAACGACTTCACAGAACTGAATCGCGGTGAAGGTGGCGATAAGATGGCCACCTCCACAGAGGGCCAACTTAAAGTCCAGAAGACTCATCTGGTCTATCGAAAGACGGGCGGCGATCTCCAGGAAGTCCAAGACGACGGCAACCGGATGCCGGTTGAAGACCTGAAACATATGGACTTCACCGGCACCATTGGCCAAAACGTGGATGATCAGTATGTTCTGGAGAATCCTTGTGCCGCTTCCACGATTGGTTTCCATCTCACCATGCCAGCAGGAGCGAGGGTCGAATTTGAAGGCACATTCGATCTTACGAATTGGACAAACGTCACGTTCCGAGAGATCGGACAGGACGGCTTCAGAAACCATGCCCATGTCGATGAAGACTTCATCGGCTCTATCGCGGCATTGCGGGCGGTTCGATGGAGAGTGTCTGAGGCGGGTACTGCTCCAGGCTGTGTATGTGGCCGGATAATCGACCCTCCATCGACTGTGGAAGGCATCGAGCACGGAAACCCGCCACATCAACTTGGTGTTGCAATATGGCGGGCCGGTATCGATGTCACTGGTATAGCCACAGACCAAGTAGTAAAGGCACCGACTGCCGTCTTTCATCCGAGAAGATTAATCATCACCGGTTATGCTTTGAGCATGTCGGGGACCGGAACAATCAGGATTTTCGATGAGACCAATGCTGCGGACAACTGGATTTTCGCCGGGGAGGTGAAATCCAACGACCAATCTGTTATCTCGAATCACACGTTTACCCCGCCGTTCGTTACATCGGCACAGGGCAATAGTATCAAAATCACGACTACCGGTACACCCACTATCCACGGGATTCTTACTGGATACGAGATCTGCCAATAATGTTAGCACCGCTGGTTCAGAACAACCTGAGGTATCCGCAACCGTCCGTGACCTTGAGTAGTAGCTTGGTCCGGATCAACACCCCCGGTGTATGCATTGGCGATATCAGCGTCCGTGGCCTTACGAATGTCACCTACTCCGTGGCCAGCAGTGAAGGTCCGGATTTCGTGGTGAATATCACGTCGGAGAGTGAAGGCTTCATCGACGGCAAGCTGTGTCTGGCACAAGGTGAGACGGTCACTTCACTGACGCGGTTCGACTTGATTGTCAACGGGACGGTCCTGTTAGATGGCAGTCCTTATTCCATTTCTATCGAACTCGTTCCGGTTGACGGTACTCCTCGTCGCTGGGATACGACGATCAGCCTCCAACTTGAGGTGATTGCCAACAATAAGATCCTGGTTCCAGGATGCGAGCCAACATCTGCTCTTTCATCCACGACTCTTTCCAGCTATCTTGCCGAATCCGGGTGTGGTAATGCCCTTGTTGACTTGGAGGATGCTCTCGAAGCGATTCCAGGCTCTTGGGTGAAATGGGGAGCCAATTTCAACAAAGGCGGCTATCGCCAGAAATGGTTCGTCCTTCCGGCTGTTGATACAGACTGTCCTTGTGCCCAATATGAGGATTGGTACGACCTTCTACGTGAACTGGCGAATGAAGAGTTGCCGGATGAAGAGAGCTACGACGCCTGTGACGTGATCGGAATGGGTTATTGCCCGTCTCCGGACTTCGAAGATATCGAGCCGCCTCCCGACAGTCCGTACAAGGAAGAGGGCACGTTCCCGGCTGGTGTTGGTGTCTTGCCGCCTGTGCCGCCTTGGGGCCTGTCCGGGACCTAGAACGGTATCTCGTCGTCTATATCCTCTATAAGCTTCGGTGGTGGATCGTCACGAGTGTTGAAGCTGTGAGCGATATCCTCGTCTCGAACGAAGCGGCGAGTTACCTTGCGGACGTGGGCATCTAGATCTGATACTCGGCGAAAGAGATCACCCAAGTCACTGATACTCTTCTTGACCATCTTCTGCGGTTCGTACCAGAGAGCATCCCTGAGATTCCGCAGATTCTGCTCCATGACGTTTAGGTCGGAGTAGATGTAGTCGATCGTGCGGGCATTCCAAATCATTGATTCCAACTTGTCGAACATGGTTGGATCTTCGTATGTCAGCCGAATTCTATTCTCTTCGTCTTCGCGGCGGTCGTAAAGGGCGAATTCTGCTCGGTCTGCGAAGAAATAGATGATAAAGAGGGCGTTGGCGTCTTCATTGTTGTCGTGGGTACCCGCTGCACGGTCGTACCTGATGATGTCGCAATCGTCGGGGTTTTCGTGAATATGGGTTAGACAAGAACCAATTTGGATTCGTTGCCCCCACTCATTCTTGGAGAACGAAATATGCTCGATAATCCAAGTATCTATGGGATGGGTAAACTGCCATAAGACGTCGAGTTGATTCTTGTCTTTTTGCATGCCCTTCAAATACAAAGATAGAGTATGACTATTCACCGTTTCGCTGTAGACACAGGGCAAGTCAGCCCTGCCCAGTTCGACACGATCCTGACCAGCTACCGGTCGGATACGGAGCAGAGGCATACTCCTCTCGCCCTACACGATCCGGAGTCGGCGGATGTCAAATTGGCTCGGCTGAAGGCTAGGGAGATGATTAACGTCTCCGGTGCCGAAGTCACTGTCTATATGCGGACGGAGAATGCTGATTTTGATTCTGTCTGGGATGAGGACCCAGATCCGACATATTGGAATCCAATCCAAATCAAGGGCTTCTTCAAGCCCCAGCCCTTGGAAGCTGAGTTGAAGCAGTGGGGAGCGGAAGTAGTCAACAAGACTGAGATCGTGTTCGATCATTTCCAGATCCACCAATTGGTTGGAGATCGGATGTTGCGAACTGGTGATGTGATCCAGCTCCCGTACAATGCGGCCACGTCAGCGATTAACCCTAAGAATTTCCGGGTCTTGAATGCCACACCGAGTGGCAATTTCCGCTACACGTGGCTTTATCTCACTTGCCAACTGGAAACCCTCACCGCCGATATTACTGTGCGGCCTGAGGAAGACATGCCAATCGAGGAACCGATAAGGACTAATGGCCAGTACCGCGAAAGTCTCTGATCAGACGAAGATGATTGGGAATCAATTCGAGATTTCCAACCATACGTTCTTGAACCAGCTAACCACTGGATTACAGGGGCGTGTGGGTGAGACTGTGCCCGGCTTGAGTATTGCTCCTATCGGGAAGAAGGCTGGCAAGGGTGACATCTCTTTGACTTTGATTGGTCAGGTGACGTTGGAAGACGAAACTAAAGTCGAGAGTGCTGATGAGAAAGTCCGCCAGTTGATGGATTCTCTCAAAAATCCGTCTAATTTGTTATCACTGTTGGGTGGCTAAATGCCTCAGTATGATTGGAGTTCTGACTTCTCGGTTCCGCAACGGGCCACCGAAGTAGCTCCGAAGCAGATTCCTGACGGGTTGAAGGAAATCCCGGCGATCAGGCAGTTGAGTCATGCCGAAGGTGGGAGGAATCCCTTTGATGGCAGTGACTTTTTGGCTTACCCATATCACCTTGAGGAGTTCTTGCAGCCCGGTTTTCGCTCGTTGGATGATTCGATGAAGCAATACTGGTCTGGTATCCGGGTGCCGACCAAGGATTCGTATCGTTTCATGCGGGTCAAGATTGCTGGTGGTGATAAGAGTCTGTTGATCTGGAATGATGATTTGAAGGAGGGTAGGGCTCGTCTTCCGTTGGCGGCTATTAGTCGTGAGGGGGCGGAGTTTAATCCTGAGAAATTTAGTCCTCCCTATCATGCAATGACGGCTCGGTACTTGTCTCGACGGGGTGATCAGGCGGCTAAGGTTTTCCGTCCGACGCCGTGGCTCGTTGATTACAAGTTCATTATTTGGGCTGAGCATAAGCGGGACGCTGAATACATATTGTTCCAGACGCTTACTCGTTTCAACCCATTGGCTGAATTCAGGATGTTCGACGGTAAGATCGAAGGGAATGTACAACTTCGATTCGGTGGGTCTACTGATGCGAGCGATAAGGAAACGGGATTCGACCAGCACGCAAACGTACGGTATGAGGTGACGACTACTGCGGAAGCGTGGCTGCCGTTGCCTGAGAAGATCGTCAAAACTGTTCTTGGCAGAGTTGTCAATCTCCAAGAAAGGCTCGGTCAAATCCTGGTAACTTCAAAATCGCAAGCGACAGGAACCCCAGGCGGAAACTTGTGGTACGAGCCGATCACCGATCCTGAACAAGCCGAGCAATCAATCGGAGCATCTCAATGAGCAAAGCCAAGAAATCCCATGTGGTCCG